GCTCCTGCGCCGCCTGCTGCTCCTGCGCCGCCTGCTGCTCCTGCGCCGCCCGCGTCTGTCCCTGCACCGCCCGCCGATGCGCCGCCCGCTGCTTCTCCCGCGCCTGCGTCTGCCCCTGCGTCCCCGCCGGCAAACAGCTGCAGGTCAAAGGCAAAGTCTTGCTCTTTTGTCATACAGTTTCCTCCTCGTCTTGTTCCGCCGCCCGAATGAGCGACTGCATCTCCTGCATAAACGCATGGTATTCCGTTTCCGCTTTCTGCTTGGCTGCAAGTAAAGCGGCATTCTGCGTGAGGATGCTTTTGATATACATCCCCACGCGCCGCTCGCCTTCTTTGACGAGCAGATCGTTAAGGTCGCTCGTCAGAAAGCTCGTGCTCTTGACCAGGTGGCAGCGTTCAAAGAGCCGCATGAGGAACCATCGCCCTTCCGCTGCATCCAAGAGATGCAGGAGCGCCGCGCGATCTTTCGCCGCCACTTTCTCATCTGCGATGCGCCGCATTTTGTCTGCTGCGCTGACGTCTTCGTTCATGGCATCTTCTCCTTATCCCAACATGCCCATGCCGAGCAGCTGCTCTATTGCGGGGTTGCCGTCTTTCGCCGCTTCTGTCGCGTTCTTCGCCGCCTGCGCGGCGGGCGCTGCGATCTCGGCGATTTGTGCCGCCTGCTGCATTTGCTGCATTTTCTGCATCTCTTCTTCTTTTTTCTGCTGGATCGCCAGATACTCGTCGTCCGTGCGCTTCATTGCCGCCGGTGCGCCGAGCATGTCGAAGTAGCGGTTGATCGTCTCATTCCAGTCGACTTTGTCGAGCGCGGCTTGATTGAACTGCGCGATCTGCGCTACGAAAGCGACGGCCTGTTCGATGTTCACGAGACCGCTCATCTTCTGCGCCTGCGCCAAGGGTGAGATGTACTCGATCTTCAGCTCTTGGTTCCGAAGAAGCTCTTGCGTTTCTTCGTCTTCCGGCTCCGGGAACATGCGTGCTCGGTCGAGGATGTTGTATACGCGCTCGATGATACGCCCCAAGAATTCGAACTGCATTCGCTGCACGACGGGGCCTAGGATGTTCATTTTCTCCTGCGTGCGTTCTAGGACTTCGCGCGCCGTCATGGATTTTTCCTGACTGTCGAGCATCATGAAGAGGTCTGCGCTGTACGCGCGTTTGATTCTTTCCGTCGCGTCGGCGACGACTTGCAGCAGGTGATCGAGGTTGCCCTGCACTTGAAAGAGCGGTGTTACAGCGTCTCTTTGTTCGACGAATGTCTTGCCGCCCGGCACGAGGTTGATGCCCTTGGTCGCGAGATTTGCATCGACGGCGAACGCCGGCTTTACGGAGAGTTCGACCATCGTGAGTTTGTCTTTTTCCAAGAGATGCAGCACTTTCGCGTCGCCTTCGGCGAACCAGCCGGGGCCTTTGCCGTAGCTTTCGTTTCCCATGATGAGGTACCGCGCCACCGGCACCGGCCATTCATGAAAGCCGCCCACATGCAGGAAGTCTCCTTCTGCGCTCCCTTCGACGTAGTACACCGACAGATACGGCAGATGGAAGCTGCCGAGTTTCTGCGGATCGTAGTTGCGATTTGGCGCGACGTACCAGACGACCGTATGATGCGCTTTTAAGGCGGGGCCTTTGGCGATTTCTGCGCGGATTTTCTCCGGCAGGTTTTCTTCGCCGAATTTGTCCGCCATCTGCACGGCGCTCATCTTGAGCTTGCGGCAGAATGTCTGCACGCTTCCGTCGGGGCCGTTTTCCATCGCATAGCTGCCGATGGGGTACGGTACGAAGTGCACGCCGTATTGGCGGTCGGGAAAGATGCCGAGCGGCGCTTGCCCGAAGGCAAGTTCCAAATAGCAGCTGTGTACCGCCGTATAGAAATTGCTCTTTTCCAAGACGTCCGCCAAGATGTCGATGCGTTCGTCGAGGATTTTCCCGAGATCGGAGTTGTCTTTGAGTTCCGTATCGGCAAAGTCCAGTCGAAACCATTTCCGCGACGGCGGCGTAAGGCCGCCCATCACGCCTGCCGCAAACACTTGGTTGCTGTCCCACGCGCAGTTGTGCCAGACGTTTGTATCTTTCCTGCGTCCGGCGTTCGTCTCGTCGTCTACGCCATCAAATGCGCCGACATACGGCAGTTGATAGGCGCGTATCTCTTTCCAGCGCGTCTCGTAGGTATGGCGCTTTTCGATGAGCTGCGCTACGGTTCGCTCGATCGGCTTTCGATCAACGTGAAGACGCGCTGCCAGATCGCTTGCGCGAATCAGGGGCGGCAGACGCGCCCCTTGCGTTCTCTCTTTTTCCATCGCTTCTCCTTATCCGAGCGTCGTGCGCCCGCCGCTTCCTGCGATCGTCCCGAGAATGGTATCGCGGTCATTTGAAAGGCTCGTCGATGCGCGGCCGCGCCTTCTCTTCTGCCCCGACGACGTGTCTTTCGAGCCAAGATCGCTCGGCTGTACGGTCGTCGGCGCAGGGTCTACTTTCGGCGGCGTGTAGCTGCCTCCACCTCCGCTGCACATGATGCTCACCCCCTTTCTTGGTGTTTTTCCAGTTGAATCGTTCGATGGGTTCAAAACGGATCGTAGTCCGTGTTGCACATGGATGCACGCGCCCCCTCAGGGGAAGCCCGCACGGGATAGGCGAAGGTCAGCGCCAGTGCGTCCGCCTTGTTTGGTGAGGCAAGCCCGCGCTTTTTCATATCTTCTTTGCTCTCTAGCTGCAGTTTGCCGCTGCGGTTCATGAATGCTTCGGGGCCTTTGAGGTCGTCTCGCAGAGCGGAATCGTCCGGCAGGGCGCCGACGATCTTTAGCCACTCTTTCATCTCTGCCCACATTTCCGCGCGTTTGTTTGCGTAGTAGGGGTTTCGCGGCTTTGCCGCAAACGATACGAGGTTCCATGTCCTGCCCATATTGCGCCCGACGGAGTAGATGCCGGTGCCGTAGCCTTGGTCGATGTTCACGGCGACGGCGCGATATTTGTCCTCTAGGTAGGCGATGCGTTCGGCCATGTGCACGTCGTCGTCATTTTTCTCGCAGGTCAGGAGCGCCTTGCACATCGAGCCTTGACGCAGGAAGATTTCTAGCGTATCTTCTCCCGTCCATGCAGGATCTACGCCCAAGATCACCGGCGCGAAGTCGAATTCATGGGGCGCTATTACGCGCTTTGTCGCCTGCTCGATAATCGCGGCCGAGATGAACTGCAGTTCGGATGCCGAGGGGAATTCGCCCTTGACGCGCACCTTGAAAAAGTCGCTGTCTTCGCCGCGCGTTTCTGCCCACTCGGCGATCAGTTCTTTGTTGCTGATCGCCACATCGCGGCTGTCTATCTGCCGTGTGCGCCAGAGCGCACGGTCGCGATGAAAGCAGTCGTAGAAGCGCCCGCTCGTTCGCGTCGGGTTGCCGAACGCACACCAGATGATCTCTGTATCTGCATCTGTCATGGCGCCTTCGGCGACTTCCCAGATCACGTTGGCGATCGCCGACGCTTCGTCAAAGACGAGCAGGATGCGATTCCCTTGATTGTGCAGTCCGGCAAAGGATTCCGAATGGCTTTCGTTCCACGGGATCGCGTCGATGCGCCACGTTTTTTCATGCCCCGGTTCGTTCGCAAAGAGCGCCGTCGCCGTGTAGGTGAACATTTCTTTGGCGAGGAAGCACTCGTACCACTTCGACAGTTCCGCCCATGTCTTGCTCTTGAGCTGCGTGTCCGTGTTCGCCGTGATAATGCCGCGCGTGTCCTCATGCGTCGAGATCGCCCAGAGGATGATCCACGCGACAAGCGCCGAGTTGTGCGTCACGATGAAGTCCTCTGCCAGATACAAGCCTTCTTCCTCTTCGACGGTGATGCACATGCCATCTTGAAGCCCGAGCGGTTCGATGCGGTCGATCCAGCGCACGCGATACCGATGTTCGATGTCTTTTTTATAGCGCTCTTTCTTGCGGCGCACGGAGAACGGGTTGAAGGGCAGCGTCATGGTGATGCGCCAGCAGTCGCGGCACGCGATCCGCTTGCCGTCCTTGCGGTAGAAGCCTTTTTTCTTCGTCGGCTGCATCTTCGCTTTGCCGCCCAGGGAGCGCACCAGCCAAAGCACATCTTCGGCAAGACGCCCGCTCGTCGTCGCGTACTGGATGCTGCCCTGCCGATTGATTTCTCCGTCCGTATCTAAAAGCCCCGACAGCACTTCTTGACGGACATGCACGGTATTGTACTTGTATGCTTCCGGGATGTAGCGCTCATGCGAACGACAGGCAAAGACGGCATATTGTTTCATCTTCGGTTTGATACCCGGCAGGTAGACGGTATTGCCGTCCTGCGCTTCTTTTAGGACATAGCCCTGCTCTTTCAGCCGTTCGCGGATTTCCAGATCGGGCTTTGTATAGCCCGCACGAGCGCAGGAGCCATCGCCTAGCCATACGCCCATCCAATATGGCGCGACATGGACTTCTTGCGCGGGAAACTCCGCTGCTTTTTGCATGGGGATTTCCCATTGTCGCGCCGCGTGCTTCCCATTCTTCCTGCGAACGCCTGCGGCAAGGATTTCCTGTGTGCTGATCGTCCGATAGGAGCGTCCCCGCCTGCGGTCGTTGCGGCACTTCGCCTGCCACAGATGCCCGCTCGATACATCGAGACAGGTGTCATCGTCAAAATGCACGCGGTAAAACGGGATATCCCGATACCATTTGCACTGCAGGACGCGCACGGGCTTGCCGCTTTTGCCAAAGACCCAATCCCCCGGACGAAGATCGCCGAAGCGACGATTTCCCTGCGGCGTCTCGATGCGTGCATCCAGAGCCTGCGCTTTCCCGATCCCGTGTCCGGATGCTACGGCTTCTCGAATCACTTTGCCCGGCGACTTGAGTCCGTCGCGGATGTCGGCAAGAAGCGCCAGCTGCCATTCTTGCGGCGATCTTCCTTCGAGCTTTCCTTCTCCCCATGGAAACGCCCCGTAGACAAATGCCACCGGGTCATAGGCGAGTTCTGCAAGGAAATCAATCATTCCCTGCCGGACGATCTGCTGCATTCTTGATCCGCTCCCTTGCTTCTTTCAACGCCTGCGCTGCGTTCAGCGTGATTTCTCCCGTGATTTTCGTATCTTGCCTTTCGGCGTATACGTCCGGCTTCGCTCCCTTGAGGAGCAGGATGAGCAGCGCATCGCTCATCTTGCGGTACGAATCCACCTTCTTGCCCTTGTAGTAGACGCCCATCTCCGTACCGTCTACCGCACGCCGATATGCTTCTTCTTCCAAGAGGTCGCCTGCCATCTCTTTCGCTTCGCCGAACGCTTTCTTATACGCCGCATCTTCTTTCAGCCAGTTGTAATGCGTCTGCCGCGTGATGCCCAAGGCTTTCGCCGCCCGCCCGATCGTCCCCGTCTCGATATAGATATTTAAGAATTCATTCTTCTGCTTCGAGTTTAAGAATCTGTAAAATCTCTTTGCCACCTCGCGCATCCCCCTTTCCCTTCTGCCGCCTGCCTTCGCGGCTCTTTTCTCGGGCTTCTCTTTTCCCAGAGTTCTATGTGTCAAATGACGCTGCTCTTTTTCTCTTGCGTTTTTGGGATCCGTTTTCGGGCAAAAGAAAAAAGCCACACGCAACAAGCGCATGACCTCACTCTATTCAGTATACCACGATTTTTGCGGATTTTTTCCCGGAATGCTCTAACGCCCGAAATCCTTGCCGCTCTAAGGGTTTCGGTTTTTTTGCCGGTTTTTTTGCACGTTTTTCTAATCTTTTGCCCGCTTTTTTCGCCGCTTGCATCAGAACACGCGCATCAAGCCCATTTGACAGGCGCACGCCAACGCGACGGCGCGAATCTGCCGCACCGCCTCATAGTATGTGTTTTTGCTGATGAAAAGCTCTCGGCAAATTCGGTGATACCCCTGCCGGCGGAAGAACTTTCGGATATAGACTTTCTCTGCGACGGAGCCGACAAGCAGCTTTCGCACTTCGGCGCTCACCCGCGCCCAGCCCTCAAGCTCGGTTTTGTATCTGCCCTCATACGAGAGATGTTCCATGTTTTGAAGAGCCTGCCGCGCCGTCGGATTCTTCCCGCCCGCCGGAGCGTATTGCTTTTTTCTTCGCTCTTCGCGTGCCGCCGCATACAGCATTTGCTCCACGCGCATGTAAATCTCCCGCTTCATTCCGCTGCTCCCTCGCTTTCTTGCATACTCTCTCCTCCGTTCGCTCAAAACATGCCAAGGTCAGAGGATACCCCTCTGCCGTATAGGTGCTGTACGAAAGCTCCTTGATGATGCGATACCCCTTCGGCGGCTGAAAATCTGTCTGAAAGGCCTCCGCCCGCGTCACCGTCACGACCTTCGGCTCTCGGCGCAGTAAATTGCGGCTCGTCTGCAAACGCCCTGCATGTGCGACCACTTTTTCTTTGGTGAAATACCGCGCCAAGCGATCCGCATCCGCCAGATGCCCGCCATAGAGTTTTATCGCTGCGCTTCCATGCGGCCACGCCGCTTGAACCTTTTCCAGATCCTTGGCATCGAGGGCAGGCAATAAAATATGCCCGTGCGGACGACCTGCTCCGGTCAGGTTCTCCAGCACCGAAATATACCGCGCCTCTATCCCTGCTTTTTTATAAATGCTGCGCACCTTCCGCTTGAACTTCTCAAAATCTCGCTGCACCTCATCCGCATCCGGCTTCTCGCGATACGTGCACGTCAGATACCAGTCGCCCGTGCGAAAGTTATCCACAAGAAGGCGGGATAACTTCTCCGCACGCAGACGACAATTCACTGCCGCCTGCGTCTCCTTCGTCACGTTTTGACGTTTTGCCCTTTTCTCCTTGATCTCCGGACGAAGCGGCATGGCACGATATGAATAATACTTCTTTTCGATTCGGAATCTCCCATCCTTCGATTCCCATCTCGACCTTCGATATGCCATGCGCTTCTTCCGCCTCTCTCGGGTGATTTTGTGTCGGTAGTTTAATTCCTTTATCAAGGCGAAAAAGGGGTACTTCCCCCCTTTCTCGTAACCCTGCTATATGTGACCTTTTTATATTCCCTTCATACAATAGAAGGAATCGTGTTCTCCTGCGAAAAGACTTGAGCGCGGTGACTGCCCGGTGCACATCATCGGCGGCTCCTTTGTCCGCTGTGCCTCATGCTTCTTCTCCTTTCGCCATGCGCTCCCTCTGTGAATCCTTAAGATAATTCTCTCGCAACGCTTGAAACATCGCAATCGCGGCAAGATACTCACGGCGGTATCTCATGCCATCTTCATTGTCCTCGGGATAAGTCTCGTTAATCCGTGCGATGAAATCTGCAAGCGACCCACCCGCATATTCTTCCCAACATCCGCACTGGACGATGTCCTCGTCCACGCGATAAACCGTGTAATCATCACGACTGCCGATAGGACCAACCTGTACGATTTTTTGGCTCATGTTTGCCCCTCGCATGTTTGCCTCACGCATGTTTGCCTCACGCAAGTCTGCCCCACACAGGTCTGCCCATCGCAGGTTTGCCTCACGTAAGTCTGCTCCTCGCAGGTCTGCCCATCGCAGGTTTGCCTCACGTAAGTCTGCTCCTCGCAGGTCTGCCTCACGTAGGTCTGCCCCTCGTAGGTCTGCCCCTCGCAGGTCTGCCTCACATAGGTCTGCCCCTCGCAGGTCTGCCTGCTCACCACCCATGTCTTTAAGCCACGCTTTATGATCTTCTAAAATTTTGTTCAGCGTTGTCTTATCCATGTTTCTCACAACCTTTCGCCATGCGCTTTTGCGCCATGTACTTTCCGTAGTTCATCCCCACCGTTTTTGCCTGTGCCGCAATATCGTCAAGCGAATTTCTTCGGCTTTCATTGGGATCGTACGGCTTCACGCCTTTCAACGGCAGTTTCTCGGCATCCCTATAAGTAATCTTCCTCTCATGGCACAATCTCTTGTATTGCTCTTCCCTTCTCGCATACCTTTCCCGCGTATGCTCCTTGAGGCACTCGTCGCAATACTGTCGCTTGTAGTCTACTTGGTGCATCATTTTTCCACATCCCTTGCACGGTTTATCCCTCATCCGCCGTTCTCGCCTTACGCGTTCTCCTTCTGCCTTCACAAGTACCAAGAGCAGCATCCCCTTGGATTGACTGCCTTTCTGTTTCTCATACCGCTTCCGCGAGACGGCGCTTATCCCCCATCTCACAGTGCTACAGCTGACACCAGCCATAGCGGCGATCTCCTCGACTGTGCCTTCGCCGATGTACCGATCTCCGCGATATGCTGCATAGATATTTTGATTTCCCATCTCGATCACGCTCCTATAAGCTGCATCTCATCTTTGCCGCCCGCCGCGTCTTCATGCTCTGCCTTCTCTGCAAAGTCAAGCTGCTGCTGCGCCCGCTCGCCGGCGATGTACTTCCATGCCTCGTCTTCCAGTGTGCCTAAATCCACCAATAAATCTTCGCTTAGGCAAAACGCCGGATCTTCATCTGCTCCCACCTCTTCTGCGCGTGCCGGCGTATTGACGATCAGCGGCGCTCTGCTGAAAGAAAGCTCCTTCTGTGCCGTGATCGTCAAAAAGCGATTGTCCTCGGTATAAGATTCCGTGATGCCGCTGACGATGAACTTCTTGCTGTCTTCCTCTTTCGGAAACTCGCAGATATCCATGACGTGCCGCACCATGTTTTTTATGGCCAGAAAGAACGCATCGCAGGGACGGTCTTTGCAGGTCAGCGTGTGCTCATCCCAATTCCGCGTTGCATCTTGATAGATTTCCCAGCCGAAAAAATAAACGCCCTTCTTGACTTTGATCTTCGTGATTCTCCGCTTCATCTTGCACCATCCTCCCTCATGCCTCCACCGGCAAATACTCCACGCACACCCAAAGACCGGCGTTCGACACATACTTTCCCGCAAACCGCCCGACTTCGCCTGTCGTCACATCCACCACCGCACGATCTCCGTCCTCATCCGCCCGCTGTGCCATCACATACTGCGGATGAAGCCGCGCACGAAGCCCCGCTTCATCCGCCGCCGAGCAAATGAGCCGCCAGCGGCGCATATCCAAAGGCTCTGTCTCGCGAAACCGACAATGATGAAAGATCGGCTCATGATGCTCGCAATCCGCACAATGCTTCATGCACACACTCCCGCGATGCCGGCGGCATACGACCCCCGTCATGTGCCGCCGCCCGCAGATCGCACAGCGCGTATCGCTATATATCGTCGCCATCTCCCGCGCATACCGACGCAGGCGCATACGCTCACGCTCTTGCATCAGCTCCGCCTTCAAGCTAACTTCCACTTGCCATCCCTTCCCGCCCGTGATACAATCATGGCAGATCGATAAATCCTTGCGCCCGGAGCGGTTGCCGCCGCTTTGGGCGCTATTTCTTTTCTCGCGGCATCATCCATCACCCCACAAGCACCATCGCCGCAAAGAGCAGCCACGCGACGCACACGATACACGTCCAGCCATAGTCGCTGATATACTCCAAAGGATTCCAGATCGTCCTCATGAAATCTCCCCCTTGTTCAGCTGATCGGCGACGATCTGCGCCGTTTCCTTCTTAACGAACCACCTGCCCAGCTCCTCGCGGTTGCCGCTGTGATCGACCGCATCCATGTCCTTCAAGCGATAGCAGGAATAGAGCATCTCTCCTGCGATCAAGTTGCTCGTCACGCGCCACTCGCTCATCATATTGCCCTCTTCTCCTTCCTTCGTGCTTCAATCTCGACCTGCTTCCAACTCGTCACATACACAAACACGCCGTACCATCTCGGCATCTCAAGCGCCTTCGCCTGTTTCACTTCCATGCGGCATCCCGGGCTGTCTTGCCATTTCCCGCAAAGCACGATGCCGTCGCAAGATGCCAGCTCCGCAAGGCAACGGTTCATCACCTCGACATACGGCAGCGCCTTGAACTGCTCCGTCATCCTGCCGACGGGGTTGAAAAACTCCACATTCGGCGTTGCCCTGCGCATCCAATTCTCAGCTCTCAATGCACGCTCGCGATTCTTCTCCTCGTCCCCCGTGTACGGGTGCGCAATGTAGATTCTCATGCTGCTTCACTCCTATCAAAGATCATGCTTTCCACTGTGCCATCCTCGTACCGGACGTGAATCACGGCGACGTCGCCCTTGCAGATGCCAACCATGCGGCGGATTTTCTTGCCTTTCATGCTTCTACCTCCCATTTCTTCCCCAGCGGACCCGTATATCGCTTGTGCTTGTAGATATACTCCACCACCCAGCTGTATGGGATTCTCCTGCGGTCGCTTCCTCGCTCCACGATGTAGGCGAGATCGCCCGCGTCCATGCGCTTCTTCGCCGTGTCCACAGAGCAGTTCAGCATCTCAGCCACATCGGCGGTCGTCAGCAGCCGCTCTTGCGGTACCTCTGCGGGCATCTGTGGCAGCGCCACTACATCCGGCAGTTTCGCCAAAACCTCTGCCGCAAGCTCCCCCATATGAGCCTTCACCTGCTCGGCGGCGATTCTCTCGATCCCATCCAAGAGCGTCGCCACAAGCTGCGCCGCCGCCACATCGACGGCTCTTTTCTCCATGTACTCATCTCCTTTGTAAGACTGCGCTCCGCTCTATTCTTGCGCTTCTACCATGATTCGCCTTGATACGCGGAACGCTTGCCTGCCTCATCAGCGCAGGGCGGCTGTCCCCTGCGGACGGGCTTTCGCCCGTTTCGGCTATACAACATATTGTCAGAACGCTTGATTTACCAAACTATATGTTGTAAAATATCAACATGACTGGAAGAATATCCGCCACAATTCTTCCTTGCTCAGCTGCATTGCCCCCCTCAGTCGCCTCACCTCTTCGATGGTGAATCCCGCACCGTCATTGAGTATCTTTCGAGAGAACGTATCTCGCCCAACGCCTATGATCTCCCCTGCATCCTGATAGGTCAGCCCGTTGTATCTCAGCTTCGCCTTGAGCAGCTGCATATCCGCCATAGTCACCCCCATATCTCATGACAGAAAGGATGTTTTAGAATGGTCTACCTTGTTTCCTACGATCTCAATGCCCCCGGCAAAGATTATTCCCACTTAATCAAGGCCATAAAATCCTATAAGGGTTATTGCAAAGTCCTAAAGTCACAATGGATTATCTGGCACAACGGAGACGTGAATAGCGTCTTTAGTCATCTAATCAAATTTATTGATAAGACTGACCGTTTGTTGGTTTGTGAGTTTAATGCAAAGCACAAGGGATATCTTGATGCAGAGACCGTCAATTGGTTGCAGAAGAACCTATAAGGACACTTCTGCCGGAATCGCCTGTAAAAGAAGCATCCGCCGGAATCTCGCCGATATAGCTACCATCCAGAAGGTAAAACCGCCACATCAACCGACATGGATTCTCTTGTGTCCCCTCGCCCTGCACGAACGCGACACGCAGGGCATTGGTTAGACAGGCAGATTCGAGCCGATAAATCTTCTCTGATTCATCCATCCATCTCACCCCCCTCGCAAGCTACTCTATCATCAAGAATTTCTATCCAGAGTGCTGCTGAAAATCTTGCCAAGCGATTGAGCCAATACATCTGCATCAACCAAACACGCATCTTCGCGCTGCTCTGCGATCTCCCGTAGCAGAGCGGCGATTTCTTTCGCTTCACCTTGAATGACAATCTCCATATCCATCTCACCCCTTCGCCAGAGCGGAAAACGCATCCCTAAAACGCCGCAGTAAACCTCGCTTCGGGGGCTTATACTCTCCAACCTCGACCGTCATAGACATCTTTCCCACCGTCAGACGAATCTCATTCTCCTCGCTTCCCAACAAAGAAGCATCCATCACGTTATAGGCGCATACCTCTCGATTATCCAAGATACGCCGAGCCACTCCATCCTCGATAAAATCCAACGTTCCAAGCCAATCTCCCCACGTATGCACAGAAACCTTTACCATCCATCTCACCCCCTCGCAAAGTGCTCCTCTTGTGATATACTATCCACAGAAAGGATGTGACTCCTATGGATATGATCCCCGTCTCCTCTTCCAATGTCGCCGCTATTGGTTATCAAGACCACGTTATCGAAGTTCACTTTCATAACGGGTACGTCTATCAATACACCGGCACAACAGAAACACTCTTCAACGAATTTCTTACTGCTTCATCGAAGGGAAAGTTCGTCCATCAACGTCTAAAGAATCAATATCCAACGCACCGTATCCGCTGACAGGAATAGATACGGTATCCGTAACGATCTTGAACTGTGCGCCTGTGATCACCAACGTATCATGTGGCGTACAGTTCTTTTGCATAAATGCCACCACAGGCATACAAATCCGAGTAAGCTCCCTAACATCCATCCATCTCACCCCCTCGCAAGCCGCCCGCTTTACACGCAATAAACTACCTTTTCCCCTCAGCTCATGCTATACTATCCACAGAAAGGATGTGATCACATGTACAGAATTGAAGTCGCTTTGAACGTCGAACCTAAATCGCGCGTGGTGCGTGAATTGGTAGAAATTCGCGTGTTCGATGAAAACAAACAAATCGATACCATCAAGCAGGACAAGTTTTTTGACTTCTCGTGGCTTGCAGGACGAAGATACTCCTTTGTTGGCAGACAAAGTAGTTTAATCGTCTTTGGGGAATCGATCTCCTACGTTGCATTCTTTGCAGATTCTTAGAACTTCACCTCGATATAAAGGGTATGGCTCTTGCCATACTCTTTATTCATTTCTGCAATAAGCCACTTCACATCAGACACCAACTGTCCTTGAATCCTCAGACGAATCACAGGTTTATTCTGATTCATCTTTTTCTCCAACCAAAAATTCAGCCATGTTTTCAGTCTTGCTACCATATCCATCTCCCCCCCTTGCAAGCCGCCCGCTTTACACGCAAATATGACGATCTCCCCGGTGTTTCGGAACAGTGCTAATCACATAGGGGATTCGCGTCCCGCCTTCGGCTATGCGTTTCCTGTTTGCCTTGATGAGCACCAGTCGAATTGCTTCCTCAATTTCCTTGGACTGAACCCCCGAAATGGTGACCGATACCATTTCGGGGATTCTCTTTGTAATGATGGACATAGATTCTTCACCCCCTTTCACCGCCGCCCGCCTACGCGGGCTTTTTCTTGTCGTCCTCGTCCTCATGCTTGGTAGCATTCAAGCCAATCGCTCATCCACACGAGAGACGCCTGTTGCGATATCACGCTTAAACAGATATGACAAATCAAACTGTCGAAACAAATAATCCTTAATGACAAATGCTTCTTCAATCGTAAAAGCACCGCCATCTAGTTTATTTGCAATAGTGTTCCGATGAAGTTTCAGTAAGCGTGAAAGCTGCTCTATGGTCACATTATGTGCTGCCATTTGGATCTTCAAGTTTTGATACATTTTCACACCCCCTTTAAGTTTATTCACTTGAATAATCTATGCTCTTAATTATACTCAAAAGAATATATAAGTCAAGGTTTTTTTATTCAAGCGCATATTTTTTTGTTGACATTCCTGCATTGTTTGTTTATAGTAAAATTAGTATTCACTGAAAGAGGTGCATCAATGGGAATTGGTAGCATATTGTCTGACTTGATAAAGGCGGCAGGAACAAACGTTAACAAAGTGGCTCAAGAAGCCTCCATCTCTCCTCAGACTTTATATAGCATGATTCGACGCGACAGTATGAAAGTTGATATTGAAGTACTCATTCGTGTCTGCCGTGTTCTGGATGTTCCCGTCGAATATGTATACAACAAATACAAAGGAGCAGAAAAGATTGCTCAGAATTTTTATACTCCTCAAGAGATCACCTTATTAACCAAATACCGAAACTTAGACGACGCTGGACGTGAACTTGTTGACAGCATGATCGACAAGCTGCACGAACAGCAATTAAGCAAATCTGCCGAATCATGGAGCGAAACTATCGACAATTGACCCAATCAAAAAAGCCGCCCCAATAAGGCGGAACAGCATTCTATGGAAAGAGAGAGGAGAATTTCATTCATGGGAATCAACGATATTTTTCTAAAGAAACGGTGTGAAACCATGTTTTGTAGAAAATGTGGCGCTAAAATCCCCAATGATTCTCTATTTTGTCCAAAATGTGGAAAACAAACGGAGCAACAGCAGTGGTCTGAACAAGAAAAAGCGCAAAATAATCTCCTGCCTCCTAGAAATAAAGAACCACTAGCAGTCAATGATCAAAACCATATTCTTATTTCCAATCTTGCTACTTCATCTATTCAAGAAGAGCCTCATACTTGCAAAGAGTGTTTCTTTTCCTTATTTAAATTTTCAGGGCGCATCTCAAAAAAACGTCTTATCAAAAATTTGTTTATAGCCCTACCAGTATTCATTATTCTCTATATTGTCGGATTCCTTTTTGTTAAGATCATTGACGGCATTATAGGAAGAGAAATTCTTGTTATAGATTTATTAGTGCCAGTATTATTCCCTGTAATACCATTTCTTTCAATCAGTGTTCGTCGCATGAGAGATGCTGGAATACCTCTTTACCTTCTGCCGATTTGTCTTTGTACAATGTGTTTTTTTGATATAGCTAGTTTCTCATATAGTATGTCGTCCGCAACCATTGCATCATCAATCTGTACTATAGCATCATATCTAATATTCTTTGTTTTACTATTTTTCATGCTACTCCCATCAAAAACCGAATAAAGATGGGAAACAAGCCATCGCCGAACGCGCCGAAATGCACCGCTTGCTTGACGAAGAAATCGACGCCGAAGAAAAGGCGCAGTCAGCATCCGACGCTGGAAACGCGAAAAGGGCATAAAAAAGAGCCGCACCTAGGCGGCAGGAACGACTTGCACACAAACAACAGAATATGCTATACTATGGGTGGCTGAAACGATAGTATGATTCCACATCGCAAGCACGAAAAGCCCCCCAAGGTGACGACTTGGGGGGCTTTTCTATCCTCTTTTTTTGCGGGGCAGAAGATTACGCCCCAGGCTTGTTGCCAGATGCTCTCTCGTCAAGCCATTTGCAGAGATGGTGGCTGACTACCCCTGCCGCAACGGAGAGAAGAAACGATAGTATGATGTTCTCCATTCGCAAGCACCTCCTTCCCGTGCCGGTATGGAGATGGCAACGCATCAAGTATAGCATACTTCGCCGCAAAACGGTATTGCCGCTTTACTTTTCACCCGATTATGACATTTTACTTGACTTTATTTGTCAAGTAAAATTGTAAATTTCCGCGAAAAGTAAAGTAGATGCACTCCCGCACAACTAGGAAGAATCCGCGATTTCTTCCTAGTTGTAAAGCAATCCTTTACAACTGAACATTTTGCCGACGCCGACAAAATGTTTGACCATTCCGTGCATGTGCACGATATGCTCACAAAATAAAAAAGCCGCCCATCATTGGGCGGCCCACCGTGGGCGGCGTACTTAACATACGCTTAATCGCTCGATCGTATCCACAGCGTAAACAGAACTTTCGTCTGTAGCTAAATACTATCACAGCATTAAGGAAAAGTCAAAGTGACGTGATTAGGAATTTTCCTGCGTAATGGAAGTTCATTTCTCATAGTTTTACGCTTATTGTAGCACGCCTTTTCTATATTATCAAAACAAAAAAGCCGCCCGCCGTGCGACCAACACGACGAGCGGCAGACATGACGCGAATCATGCCCGTTGCAGACTACATTCTACCATGATTCGCCTCTCTTTACAAGGGAGGTATTTTTTATGTCGAGCAAAATCCGCATC